TTATGGGTCAGCTTGGCGGAATCCAGGCCTCTATTGCTTCCGGTAATGCCGCAGCGGAAGCAAATGCTGCGAATCGTCAGATCGCCGGCATGCAGCAGGACTTCAACACGCTTCTCAGTCTTACCAACCAGCTGAATACGATTGCATCTAATCAGCAGCAGTGCTGTTGCGATAATCGCGCCGCTATTGCCGATCTGAAAAATGCCATTACGCAGGATGGGGCGATGACTCGTCAGGCCCTCGCAAATGGTGTTCAGAGCGTTCAGGATAAGCTTTGTCAGCTCGAATTGGATGGCTACAAGCAGCAGCTCGCGGCTGCTCAGAATGAGGTCCAGGCGCTTCGCTTTGATCGTTCTCAGGTTGCTCAGAGCGCGCAGCTTATGGCTGACAATGCCCGTCAGACAGAAGCGCTTCGTCAGGCTCTCAATCCGACGCCGATTCCCGCTTACAACGTTCCTAACCCTTATACTGGGTGCGGTGGATGTAACGGCTACAACATGTATTCGTAAGGGTGGTGAATCAAAATGGCAGAATTTTCGGCCATTGCGCAGACGATCAATCCTGGTGAGTCCGCAGTATTCATCGCCAATCCAATCAATGATCTTCCCGACTTCATTCAGTTTCGTAGCAATTCCGGTCTCATTCTTTTGAGCGGCTGGCTTCAGCCTCCGTATTGGATGCGGTCGAATTGTCCGTGCAATCGGGTAAGGTTCATTGACTATCCGATTTGCGTTGGTGCCAACATTGCAATTCCTACTGGCGGAACAGTGGGAGAAATCTCTATGGCTCTTGCCGTAGATGGCACAACGCTTCCGGAAACTATTATGCGGGTAACTCCTGCGGCTGTTGAGGAATATTTCAACATCTCTCGCTGCGTTGATGTTGGTATTTTCCGTCGCTGCTGCCAGGAAATTAGTCTGCGTAACACAAGCGACCAGCCGATCTTGCTTGACAACGGAACGCTTAAGATCGGTCGGCCGACATTTGGACGGTAAGAAAGGAGGATAGATTCGCATGATTAGTATGCAGGAAGAGATTCAGATCATGGAGGACACAAAAGAGCGTGCTCTTAAGGAGCTCCATGAGCTGAATAACAAGTATAAGGACGTCAAGGAGCTTCCTAAAGAAGTTCTGTGCCAGATGGACCAGCTTGCACATATTGTGAAATCTGTCTCCAGCAATCAGATGGTTACTGAGCAGAATACCTCTGATTATGGCTATTCTGGGCATTCTTACCGTTCCTACAACGATGGAAATTTTATGCCATCTTCCTATGACGGCATGAGCCAGACTAGGGGAAGAGGGGCAAACGGTCAGTATGTATCTCGTGATGGATGGTCCAATTATGGCGGAAACTCCGGTCATGGGTATATCGACCAGATGATCCAGAACGCTCCTGACGTAGAAACTAGGAGAGTTCTAGAAATGGCCAGGGAAAACCTGGGCCGTAGGTAAGGGGACGATCGGATGGCGAAGTTTTATGGCGAAGTCGGTTATGCAGAAACTGTAGAAACCGCTCCGGGCGTCTTTGAAGCTAACCATATTGTCAAGCGTATGTATTACGGGGACGTAATTCGTAACGCAAGACGTTGGGATCGGGGAGAAGGGGCTAATGACGATTTGAATGTCAACAATACGATATCGATCGTCGCTGATGCCTACGCTTACGACCATTTCTTCGCCATCCGATATATTTCCTGGATGGGTGCTCGCTGGAAGGTCACAAACATTGAAGTCCAGCAGCCTCGTCTACTGCTCACGATCGGAGGCGTTTACAATGGGCCTGAGGACTGATCTTCATTCTATTCTGTGCAACATTATGAGCGAAAAAGTGAAGCGACCAGAAAAGCATGTATATTTCCAGCCGCCAGAAACGGTCAAGCTTCTATATCCATGCATTTTGTATAAACTCTCAACCGATTTGCCGAGACATGCTGACAATATTAAATATTTCAACATGAAGTGTTACACAGTTACTGTGATTGACCGGAATCCAGATTCAGATATTCCCGATTTGGTTGCTAAATTGCCCTATTGCCGATTCGATCGTTTCTACGCAGTGGACTATTTGAACCATTTTGTTTTTGAGTTATATTTTTAGGAGGTAATTACCTATGTCTAGACTTCAGTGGGACCAGATCGGCAAGAAGCGTTACGAGTCTGGTGTGTCGCAGGGCGTTCTCTATGTTCAGAACAGCGAAGGTGCGTATCCTGCCGGTGTTGCTTGGAATGGCCTGACCGGTGTTACTGAGAGCCCCGATGGTGCGGAGCCTACCGATCTGTGGGCCGATAACATCAAGTATGCTTCCATGCGTTCTGCTGAGACTTTTGGCGGAACGATCGAAGCTTACACTTATCCTGATGAATTTGCCGTGTGCGACGGCTCTGCTTATGTTGACGGTAAGGCTGGTGTCAAGCTTGGCCAGCAGCGTCGTACGCCGTTTGGCTTCTGCTATCGTACCGAAATCGGCGATGACGCGAATCCGAACCGTGGCTATCTGCTCCATATCGTCTACAACGCGACGGCTTCTCCTTCTGAGAAGGCGTACGAGACGATCAATGATTCTCCTGACGCCATTACGTTCAGCTGGGAGTTTGATACTACTCCTGTTGTTGTTACTGGATATCCGAATCTGAAGCCGGTTTCTACGATTACGATCGATTCCACCCAAGTTGGTGAGACTAATCTGGGTAAGATCGAAACTGCTCTTTATGGTTCTGAGAACAGTGAAGCATATCTGCCGGATCCTGCTACGCTCTTGGGTCTTATTACCTAATCTTTATTCAACTATGGACGTATTCAGTTCGGCTGGCGTCCTTTTCTTTTTTTGTTTTTGGAAAATGAAAGGAGATAAATTACATGTTTAAGAAGACCATGACTTATACCGATTATGACGGTAATGAGCGCACCGAGGATTTCTTTTTTAATTTGACTCGTGCCGAGTGTATCAAGCTTCAGCTAGGTACAGATGGCGGCTTGGAGAAGATGCTTCAGAAGATTATCGCCGAACAGGATGTCCCGAGGATTATCCCTATTTTCGAAAAGATCATTCTTGATTCCTATGGCGAGAAGTCTCCTGATGGAAAGCGTTTTATTAAATCGAAAGAGTTGTCGGAAGCGTTCTCTCAGACAGAGGCGTATTCTGATTTGTTTATGGAGTTGGCTACCGATGCCAATGCGGCTACAGCTTTTATTAATGGCATCGTTCCGAAAGGCGTCGGCGAAGCAGCTGAGAAGCAGGTAGCTACTCCTGTCTAATAGATAAAGGAGGTGCGAGATGCTCCAGATTAAGATAAAAGGACGGGAGCTGTTTGACGAATCGAAGAATGAGTTCATCGATGTTAAAGACCAGACCCTGCAGCTGGAGCATTCTCTCGTCTCCATTTCAAAATGGGAGTCAAAGTGGCATAAACCATTTCTCTCAAAGGATCCGAGGACAATGGAGGAGTCTCTGGACTACATCCGTTGCATGACGATCAATAAAAACGTTGACCCGTTGATTTACCAGTATTGCATAGATCCTCAAACTATGGCCGAGATCAATGCATATATTGACGACCCTTCCACCGCTACTTGGTTCAACGATAAGGATCAGCATAAGAGTAGAGAAATCATCACTTCTGAGGTGATCTATTATTCTATGACGGCATTAAACATTCCGTTCGAATGCGAGAAATGGCATTTGAATCGGTTGCTGACACTAATTCGCGTTTGCTCGATTAAGAGTCAGCCTCAGAAGAAGATGAGTAAGAGAGACGTAATGAGTCGCAATCGTTCTTTGAACGCTATGCGCAGAGCGAGGAGCGGTAGTAAGGGATGATTATTCGATTCAAACATAAGGGCGATTTGAAAGCCACCGAATGGTTTTTGAAACGTGTTGCCAGGGGGAGTTGGAAAAAGCGTGTCGAAGCCCTGGCTCAAAAGGGCGTTGATGCACTAGCCGAAGCGACACCAAAAGATACTGGTTTAACGGCTTCTAGCTGGCATTATGAGATTGTACAGGATACTGGCGCACTTCATGTTTATTGGGTGAATGACAATATGACATCGAATCCTAATATCCCGTGCATTGCGCTTTTGATACAGTATGGCCACGGAACTGGTACTGGTGGCTATGTTCAGGGACGGGATTATATTAATC